CTGCAGTGGCTGCAGTTGACGGCGAACCCCATCGACAACACGATTATCGGCCCGGTGGGGCGTGCGCGGGTGCTGCGGTCGATCAGTAAGACGCTGGGGCTACCCGACGACACGGTGCCGAGCGATGATGTGGTGCAGCAGAACTACGCGCAGGAGAAGCAGGAACAGCAGGCGATGGCGTTGATGCAGCTGGCGGCCAAGTCGCAGCCATCGTCGACCGACCCGGCGGCTGCGGCGCAGGGCGACCAGGGGCCGATGCCGCCGACGTCCGCGCCGGTCGTTCCGCCGGTCAACACCGTGACGCAGTGAGGATGCGATGGCGAACCCGACCGCGTTGATGAGCCCCGACAGCGGCGTGCAGCGCCGCTTCTACCCAAAGTCAGGAGATGACATGCAGACCAAGCAGACCTCGATGCGCACCGAGACCGACCGCATCAGCGGCGGCCCGACGACACCGGACACCGCCGGCGGCTACGGGCCGACCGGGAGCGACCGGGTGTACCCGCGCGGTCGGCGCATCAACATGTCGGCCGACTTCTTGGGGCGCGGCACCGACCCGACCGACCTCTATGTCGGCGGCGTAGGCCCGTCGGAGTAAAAACGATGGCAAGACGGATGTCTGCCCCGCAGATGGTTTACCTGCCGGCCGGCGGGATGATGGGAATGTCGATGGATCAGCCGCCTGCCAAGGGTGCGCTGCGTCCCGTCGGCAAGACTATCCACATTCAGCACCTCGGCACGGTCGTCGGCCAGCGCGGCGCCGGGCTGAACGCCATACCGGGCGAGTCGAACCAGCTTTCCCACAGCTTTAACCACTACGGGAAAGGCGGGCTGCGCGGGCTTGATGAGGGAGGGATGTTCTGATGGATTACCCGGTGGACGGCTGTTCGACCAGCGCCAGTCTCCCCGCCCCGGCAGAGGTAGACGCCGCGCAGGTGGAGCAGTGGGAGCAGCAGAAAGCGCGGTACGCGCTGATGGAGAACCTCCAGATCCTGGAGCGTGCCGCCCAGATCCGCGCCAACCCCGTGCTGATGGCCGATCTTCGGCATTTTTGCAGGGAGGAGCGTGATCGACTGGCCCTTCTGTTGGACGATATCGGATGAGCATCAACCTCGGCTCAGCCGCCGTCGAGGCCATTCGCAACCTGCGGTCCAGCTCGGACTTCCAGCAGGTCAAGCATGGCCTCGTCGAGCAGATGGGCCGGTTTATGAACGCGGCTATCGAGGTTGGGACAGCGGACGCCTGCGGCTATGCCCGGGCGGTTCGCGACCTGGTGATCTGGATCGAGATCGCTGAGGACGTGAACGCGCCGCGCAAACCGAAGCCAACGCCGTCCCTGACGCATGCGGGCAGACTGAATGGCTGAGTCGCAGACCGCTACCGACCCTTACGCGCCGCCGCTCCCAAAGGCGGTGCGTCAGCGCGCGCAGGCGGCTAACAAGCTGCATCGGGAGATCCTGGGTATAGCAGACCCCCCCGAGGAGGGTCAGCCGCCTGCTCCAGGGCCCGCTGAAGGGGGTGAACCGCCGCCGGCGATAAATGACCCCCCAGCGTCTTCTCCCCCTTCACAGCCCCCTGGAGCGCCTCCTGAAGGGGCTCCGAGCGACTGGGAGCATCGTTACCGCTCCCTGCAGGGTAAGTACGACCGCGAAATTCCCCAGATGCGGGCGCAGATCCAGTCCCTGGAGGGGCTGATTGCGACGATGCGGACGGCGCCACCGCCGCCGCAGCTGCCGCCGCCCGAGACTGTGCGCAACATCAACCCGGTGATCCCCGAGGAGGACGTGCAGGCTTATGGACCCGAGCTTGTCGAGGCGTCGCGCCGCTGGGCGCGCGCCGAGGTGCGGGCCGAGCTCGACCAGCTGCACAGTGAGATCAGCACCCTGCGGCAGGGGCAGACCCGCCAGGAGGCACAGGCATCGACCAACAGGCTGGAAAGCGAGCTGAGCCAGGACCCCGATCTGGGTAATGGCGTCTGGCAACGGTTGAACCACGACGCGAACTACATTCAATGGTTACAGGAGGTTGACCCGTTTAGTGGCGTAACGCGTTACGTAATGCTCAATCATGCGTACCAAAACGGCGATGCATCTCGCACCGCCGCGTTTTTCAAGGCGTATCTAAGAGAGCACACCGATAGCTATCGTCCACCCCCGCCGCCGCCCCATACGTACAACAACGGCTACGTGCCGCCTGTTGACGCGGGGCAGCCGCCGAGGCTGGAAGATTTTGCTGCACCGGGCCGTGGAAGTGCGACACCCGGTGGCGGCGCTCCCGAAAGGCGCATCTGGACAAACCGCGACATCACTGCGTTCTACGACGACCGCACGCGTGGGAAGTACCGGGGCCGGGAGGAAGAAGCCGATCGGCTCGAACGGGATATCTTTGCGGCTGCCGTCGAAGGGCGCGTCCACAATGCATAACCTTCGGAGGGCCGCATGGCTATCACACAGGGTACACCATACTCGGGTGTAGCGGCTAACCCTGCATACTCCGGCGCACCTGCTGGTGGCGTGTTCGTGCCGGAAATCTGGGCTGGCAAGCTGATCGAGAAGTTCTACGCAGCGACGGTTCTGAACGCGATTGCGAACACCGACTACGAGGGTGAAATTCGCAATATGGGCGACAAGGTGAAAATCCGCACCAAGCCGACCATTCAGATCCGCGACTACCAGCTTGACATGGCGTTGACGGTGGACCGCCCGTCGGGTTCGACGGTCGAGCTCACCATTGACTATGCCAAATATTTCAACCTGGTGCTCGACGACATCATGCGGCTGCAGTCCGACATGGAGCTGCTCTCGATGTGGGCGGACGACGCCTCCGAGCAGATGAAGATCACCATCGACACGACGGTCCTGGGGACCCTCGACGCGGGCGTCGACGCCTTCAACAAGGGGGCGACGGCCGGGGTGATCTCGCAGAACATCAACCTCGGCGTTGCCGGCACGCCAATCGCGGTTGACGGCACAAACATCGTCAACGTGATCGTCAACGCCGGGCAGTGCCTCGATGAGTACAACATCCCCGAAACGGGGCGTTGGCTGGTCATCCCGCCGTGGTTCGGGTCGATGGTCAAAAAGTCCGAGCTGCGCAATGCGTCGATCTCGGGCGACGGTGTCTCGCTGTCGCGCAACGGCCGGCTGGGCATGATCGACCGGTTTACGCTGTACTCGTCGAACCTGCTGCCTGCGCTGACCGACGGCACCAAGAAGGTGACCCGGGTCTTTGCCGGGCACTCGGCCGGGCTGACCTTTGCATCGCAGATCAGCAATGTCGAGACCCTGCGTTCCGAGCTGACCTTCGGCAACATCCTGCGCGGTCTGCAGGTGTTCGGCACCAAGGTCATCGACGGTAAGACGCTGGTCGAGATCTACGCTACGCCTGGTACTGGGACGCCCTAACAGGTATATTAGGGGCGTTGCTACGGTAGTAAGTGCCTTGGTCGGCGGTTAGCGTGCGTGCGCCGCCGGCCACTTTTACCGGAGGGCAACATGGCAAAGGGCCGTTACGAGGGCTCGCCAGCCGATAAGCGCGAGGACGTGCGCGGCGCCAAGCGCGCTGGCACAAGCCTTAAAGCCTACGAGCGCAGTGCCGCCGATAAGCGCGAGGATGCGCGCGGCCAGGCCAAGCTCAACAAGACGCGCCGGAAGAAGTAAATGCCGCGCGTACAGCCGCTTGTCGTCAGTTCGCGTTCCGTCGGCACGCTGATTACGGAGGCGCGCCAACTGTTGAACGACACCACGCCGATCAGTGGGGCGCCGAGGTTTTCCGACGATCAGCTCTACAAGGCGCTGAACGAAGGCATTTTGCAGCTGCGCTCGAAGCGGCCGGACGGGTTCCTGTTTTACGGGCTGCGCACCCCCGTGCCGGAGTATTCGGCGTCCGACTCCGCTACGGTTTTTCCGTTCGACGACCAGTTCTATTCGCCGCTCCTGTTCTACGTGGTCGGCCGTTCCGAGCTCGTCGAGGATACTTTCTCGGAGAGTGGCCGGGCGATCACGCTGATGAACAAGTTTGTCTCCATGCTCAACACGTCGCAGGCCTGAGATGGCCGGGTCCCGCACTCCTTCCGTCCCGCGCCGCAACGAGCGGATTGTAAACATCCCGCCGTTTCAGGCGGGGAGCGAGGCGCCGTGCGATCTGCCGTCGTTTCTGACCGAGAACCCGGATCTGGGCCGCCTCTACGACAACGTCATGGCTCAGGTGCCGGGCCTGACCACCGACATGTGCGTGCTGGTGGCGTGGAACACCATCGAGGACTTCTACCAGCGCACGACCTACCGCCGCGAGCACGTCTACTGGCGGATGGACGCGGGGGTGTACTCGCTCAATTTCGACCCGTGGGACCCTGAATGGCGGGTGTTCCGCTTCCTTTGGTATCGCGGCCCCGACAACGTCAAGTTCGAGCCGCCTGGGGTGCTGCGCGACCTCAATGCGATGCCGCCGCCGGCGACGCGCAATGGCGAGGTCCTGCTGGCGCTGAAGCCCAAGAGCATCGCCACGCGGTTGCCCTACGATGTGTGGACGCTGTGGTTCGAGACCCTGCAGGCGGGGATGATGTACCGGCTCTTCCTGCAACCGAAAAAGCCCTATTCGGACATCCAGCTGGCTCGCCTGCACGGCGCGATGTACGTGTCGGGCTGCGCCGGGGCGCGAGCCTTGCGGCAGGCGAACAGCATCACCGACGGTGCGTCGTGGCGGTTCCCGCTCTTTGCGGCTGGCCGCGTCAAGAACTCGTGAGGCTCCAAGATGGCCGACACCGACTACGAGTTCTTCGTCGAGAGCGATACGACCCAGCCGTTTGGGCCGATATCGAAGGAAAACCTCGATATCACCCGGTTGAATTTCGACTTCACCTGCTGGCTGGAAGACCAGGAGGACGCAACGACCGAGCCGATTTCGGCGGTGATCTACCCGGTTATCGGCGTGGAGAGCAATCTCGGCAAGGTGTGG